GATATCAAACAGATACAGTATAAAATTAATAACAGACCAAGAAAAAAATTAAATTTTTATTCACCAAAAGAAATTTTTTACCTAAATTTGCAAAACAAAAAAGTTGCATTCAGTAGTTGAATCTACCAAGAAATATATGAAAATATGGAATAATAAAAAAATAATGTATATCTTTGCATAAAATTTCATTGTAATGAAACAGCGAATTTATATTGATACTTCAGTTTTTGGTGGCTATTACGATGTTGAGTTTGAAAAATTTACAAAACCATTGTTTGATAGAATAAATAAAGGCGAATTTATAGTTTTGTATTCTTCAATTACGCAAGATGAACTTGAACCAGCACCCGAAAATGTAAAGAAATTGTTTAATAATCTCAATGCTGAATATTCAGAATATCTTGAAACAAACGATGAGGCAGTTGATTTGGCAACAGAATATATTGCAGAAAAAGTTGTGGGACAAACAAATTTTTCAGATTGTTTGCATATTGCACTTGCCACAATTAGCAAAGCCGATTTTCTTGTCAGTTGGAATTTTAAGCATATTGTTAATATTCAACGAATTAGAGGTTATAATTCGATAAATATAAAAAATGGTTATAAACAATTGGAGATACGTTCCCCAAGAGAATTTATGAATTATGAATAATACAGAAAAAAACTTTGATGCCGTTGGTTTTATGCGGCAGCAACGCGACCGATTGAGCGAAACACTATCGAAAATGACAAAAAACGAAATCGTAAATTATTTTAAAGAGGTTTCTTACAGAACTTCTTTAAGACCAAGTTTGTCGTAATATTTTAAAACAATTAACAAATGCTAAATTTTCAAAAGTAAGAAACAACATTTTTTTCCACCTTTGAAAATTGAACTGCAAGGTTTGGAAAATTTTTGATAAGTTGTTCATAAAAAATCTCTTTTGTAAATTGTTCTGATTCAAAATGTCCAATGTCGGCAATTACAAGCGAATTTTCCGCCTCAAAAAACCTGTGATACGAAACATCAGCGGTAACGTAAATATCTGCACCACAACGTTTTGCATCGTTTATAAACTCTGCACCCGAACCGCCGCAAAGCGCAACCTTTGAAATATTTTTTTCTAAAAATTTTGAATGTTTTATAATTTTTACATCAAAAATATCTTTTATGTAAGTCAAAAATTCTTCTTCTTTCATCGGTTTTGGCAACGTTCCAACCACCCCCAAACCAACATTTTCCCAAACATTTTTCAACGGAAAAATATCAATTACCGCCTCTTCGTAAGGGTGTGCGTTTTTTAACGCAACAATCACATTATCAACAAGATATGCGGGTAAAACAAACTCTAAACGATGTTCAATTTCGGTGTGAAGTTTGTGTAAATCGCCCAAAAACGGATTTGCGCCGTCAAGTGCGCGGAAAGTACCTTCGCCGTTTGAAGAAAACGAGCAACAATCGTAATTTCCGATATGTCCCGCACCTGCTTCCCAAACAGCCACTCGCACATTTTCAACAAATTCCGCAGGTACAAAAGTAACAATTTTAACCAAAGCGTCCTTTTTTGGCGAAAGAATTTTTAACTCTTTCAAGCCGATTTTCTCTGCCATTTTGTAACTGACGCCGTTTTTTATGCTGTCAAAATTTGTGTGCGCAGCGTAAATTGCGATGTCATTTTTTATCGCTTTGAGAATGCAACGTTCAACGTAATTTTTGCCCGAAATTTTCTTTAACCCTTTGAAAATCAACGGGTGATGAGCGATAATAAGATTAAAACCGAGCGAAATTGCCTCGTCAATAATGCTTTCGGTAACATCAACGCAGAGCAACACACCGCGAATTTCGGCGTTCTGGTCGCCAATAATCAGCCCTGAATTGTCAAACTCCTCTTGCAACGCAACAGGCGCAAAATTTTCAAGCGTTTGGGTTATTTCTTTGAGTTTCATAAAAGTAGGAGATAGGAATTAGGGATTAGGAGATAGGAAATAATATTTTTTTTCAACTCGCAAAATTACAAGAAATATATAAAGTTTTGTAAATATTACACCAATCAAAAAAATTATTTTATAACCCAATTTTTATTATGAACTTTTGTTTTTTTTGGATTATAATTTAATGACTTTTCTTTTGGAATTAAAATTGTGTATTCAACGCCATCTTTATTGTGTAAAGTTCTATCTCGCAACCAAAGGTTTGCGGCTTTCAGTTGTAAATAATTGATATTGTGTTCATTAGCAAAAACGACCAAATCATCGATAGAGGTATTTACTTTAATTTTTTTATATTCAATTTGTGGATATAACTGCTCTTCTGTCAGCATAAAACCATATTTTTTCGGGTCTGAAAAGATAATTTTTGCAGCAAAAATTCTAAAAACATAGCGTGATGTTTCGTTATTAAGCCATAAATCGATAGCAGATTTTACCTTTTGTCTTTCCAACTCTTTTGAAATACGCTCTATCCCAGCGTTATATGAGGTCATAACAGAAGTCCAGTCGCCATAAATTTTATAGGCATCTCTAATATATTTACAAGCAACAACAGTTGATTTTTCAATGTTCAAACGCTCATCAATGTTGTTATTTACGATTAAACCATACTCTTTTGCTGTGGCTTCGGTAAATTGCCACAAACCCAACGCTCCGGCAGGAGAGCGATTGTCGGGAATAAGATTACTCTCTATCAAGGCAAGATATTTGAAGTCGTCTGGAACGTTGTTTTCTTTTAAAATTGGCTCTATTTCAGGAAAATAGCGGTTTGCCCTTTTGATAATTAGAAGAGTTGAGGCGTGAGTATATGTGAGGTTAATAATCTCTCGGTCAAGACGTTCTCGCAAATCAGAGCGGGTTAAATCATAAATCACTCCCGCAAACTCCAAACTTTCGGGTAATTCAGGTGAAATTATTGTCAAAGGAAAAGTGCTTTCAAAACTTGATGTAGCAGTACTGTCTGTATCCTGTCCGTAACAGGAATTATAGTTCAAGCATAAAAATAGGAAAAGTGTTATTTTTAAGGTTTTTGTCATTATATTATTATTTTGTTGTTGTTTGTGTTAATGTTGCAAAAAGACAACAAATATTAACCAACAAACAATCTTTTAATTCTTTATTATCTTTTTTGTTATTACATCTTTATCAGTATATATTTTTACCAAATAAATGCCTTGCGGTAATGAATTAGTATCAAGTATCAAGTAGTGAGTATCAAGTAATGAGGAGTGAGGAATAAGTATTTTTTTACCCGTAATATCAACTATTTCCACATTTTTTAGATATTCAAAAAATGGAATATCTATGTACAACACATTTTTCACAGGGTTTGGATAAATAATCACTTCTTGATTATATTCAACATCAGAAATAGAAGTTTCTATCGGAGCGCAGTCATAATCTGTAATATTGTTAAAATATTCTCCCCATTGTGAATTTTTGTAATCTTCTACAAAGTCGCACTCAACGGCTATAATAACCTCATTTGGCACATTATAAAATGTAAATTCTTCATAATCAGGAGGAGTTGTTGCCGTGATTTTTATTGTATCCAAATTTCTGCAATTATAAAACGCACCTTCGCCAATGTAACTCACATTATCAGATATATTCACCACCGACAAACCCGTAGAATTGTAAAATGCCGCTGTTCCGATTTTTTCAACAAAATTATTAAGATTTATCTTTTTTAAATAAAGATTGTATGAAAAAGAGTAATCTCCAACATTCTTTACGATATCTGGAATGGTAAATTCTGTTCCTGTTTTTTTTGCAGGATAAAGCATTAATGTGTCTTGCATATAAGAATAAAGTATGCCGTCTTCGGACATAAGTATCGGATTATCAGGGTCAACATTGAAAGAATTTAAACTTGAACAGCCCAAAAATGCAAACAAACCAATTTTATTCACAGAACTTGATATATTCACCGACTCAAGCGATTTACAATTAAAAAATGCCTTTTCGCCAATTGTGTTCACCATATTAGGAATATTTATAGATGTCAAACTGTGGCAATCTCTAAATGTCTCTTTAGAAATTTTTGTAATATTAGTTGGGAGTGTTATTTCCGGCAAACTTGTACATCTTTCAAATGCTCTTGGAGCAATAAAATTTATATCCTGCGGCATAATACACTTTTTAAATACAGTGCAATTTCCAAAAGCAAGAGTATCAATCATAGTAACTGAATTTGGAAGTGTAACTTTTGTTAAGGCGATATTATCATAAAAAGCATAAGCATCAACAGAGGTAACGTGATAGATAACTCCCGTTATTGCCGGCGGTGTTACAGTAGCAGGCGCAGTTACAACCGCAGGAACTATAATAGAATCTGTGTATTCTCTGTATGATGTGGGCAAGTCGCCGCGAAAAGTAACAGCCACTGTTGCCGCATCTACGGAAGTAACACGATAATAAATGGGTTTATTAGCAGCACCATTACTGAAATTTACCGAAAAATTGTGTTGGGCAAAAATATTTGTACAAAAACACAAAATAAAACAAATAGTATAAAGTTTTTTCATAAAAAAATTTTTTATAATGTAATAAAACCGCAAAGTTATAAAAAAATTAATAAACAATTTATTTTAATATTCTATTTTTTTACTAATTTTGCAAAAAAAATAAAATTTTATGAAACCTTATAAAAAGAAATTCCTGCAATGGTTTTGGGGAGTTATAGCAGCGGTAATTGCTATTGTTGTATTGATTTTTTTATTGCTTTCGGCAGGATGGGTTGGCTATGTGCCAAACATTGAAGATTTGGAAAATCCAAAAAACAAGTTAGCAACCGAAATTTATTCTTTCGACAATAAAGTTCTCGGAACCTATTTCACTGCAAAAGAAAATCGTATGAATGTCTCTTACGATGAGATTTCGCAACACCTTATTGATGCGCTTTTGGCAACAGAAGACATAAGATTTTACAGCCATTCGGGTGTTGATGCAAAGTCGGTTTTACGTGCTTTTATTAGTGTTGGAGGCAAAGGCGGCGGCAGTACGCTTTCGCAACAGACGGCAAAACTTTTTTTTACCGAAAATATTGCAAGCAACATTGTTGAACGTGCTTGGCAAAAACTTAACGAATGGGTTACGGCGGTAAAACTTGAAAGAGAATACACAAAAGAGGAAATTATCACAATGTATTTTAATAAATTTGATTTTTTGAATAATGCGGTAGGGGTAAAAACAGCCGCACAGGTCTATTTTAATACAACACCAAATAAATTAACTATTGAGCAAGCAGCGCTTTTGGTTGGAATGTGTCAAAACCCTGCACAATACAACCCTGCAAGCAAGCGTGAAGCAACACGTGAAAGGACTTTAAAACGCAGAAATACCGTTTTAAATCAAATGAAAAAATATAAATTTATTACGGAAACAGAGTGCGATTCTTTAAAGAAAATTCCTGTTGAATTGAGTTTTCGCTCTGCCGACCATAAACTCGGACTTGCTCCATATCTGCGTGAATATCTGCGTGTTAGAATGACGGCAAAAAAACCGAGACGCTCAAATTACGCTGATTGGCAACAAAAAGATTTTGGACAATATTATCTTGACTCATTGGCATGGGAAACCGACCCATTATATGGTTTTATTGAAAAAAATCCTAAATCTGACGGCACATTATACAATATTTATGCTGATGGCTTAAAAATTTATACAACTATTGACAGCCGAATGCAAAAATATGCAGAAGAGGTTGTTGTTCAACATCTTACAGAACTTCAAGAGCAATTTTTTAAAGAGAAGAAAAAGATGAAAAACGGCATTTTTCCAAGCAATATGAAAAATGACGAAATTAACGCATTAATTGAAAGGGCAATAAAACAGAGCGAGCGTTACCGCAGTATGAAAAAAAATGGTGCTACCGAAAAAGAGATTGCAGACGCTTTTAATACAGAGATTGATATGCGTGTATTTTCTTGGCAGGGGGTAAAAGATACGGTTATGTCGCCGCGCGACTCTATTGTTTGGGCAAAATCATTTGCAAGAATCGGATTTATGTCTATGGAGCCGACAACAGGTTACGTAAAAGCATACATTGGCGGACCTGACTTCTCATTTTTCCAATACGATATGGCTTCTGTGGGCAGACGGCAAGTCGGTTCAACAATAAAACCGTTTATCTACACTTTTGCAATGACAAACGGAATGTTGCCCTGCGATTTGATTTTAAATGAGCCGATTACTTTTGAAAATGTAAATGGACGAGGTGCAAAATTCTCGCCTCGAAACGGCTCAAAAGCGCGTATGGGCGAAGAGGTGCCGCTGCGCTGGGGATTGCAACAATCAAACAACTGGGTTACTGCTCGTTTGCTGTCGCTTTTTTCGGGTACGGAAAGTCCGATTTTTCCAAAAGATTTAGTTAAATTAATGAGAAAATTTGGTATTTCAGGCAAAATAGACGAGGTTGTGTCTCTCTGTCTTGGACCTAACGAAGTATCTGTAAATGAGATGGTTAGCGCATACACTACCTTTCCAAACGCCGGAGTTCGCCACACGCCCGTTTTTGTTACCCATATAACCGATAACAAAGGCAATGTTATAGCCACTTTCAACACTACCACACACGAAGTTATAAGCGAAGAAACCGCCTATAAAATGATTGATATGATGCAAGGAGTTGTAAATGGCGGCACCGGCTCGCGTATCCGCAGATATGGCGTAACCTCGCCCGCAGCGGGAAAAACAGGCACCACCAACGACAATGCTGACGGCTGGTTTATCGGCTACACGCCGCAACTTGTGTCAGGAGTTTGGGTTGGCTGGGAAGACAGGCAAATTCACTTTTCAAATATGGCAGAAGGACAGGGCGCAAGTATGGCACTGCCGGTTTGGGCGTTGTATATGAAAAAGGTGTTTGAAAACAGTGATTTGGGCTACAGCACAAAAGTAGATTTCAATATCCCAAGTTGGTATAGACCAAACGCAGGGTGCTTTGAATAAAAAAGAGTTAGCAAAATGAACAAACTAACCAATTTCCGCAAGTTTAGCGAAGCGGATACTTGTGGGTACTATAAAAGCAGTTTTAAACTGTAAAAAAACAAGCCGCAAGTTTCCAAGTGCTTGTTGCGCAACTAACAAAGCACACAAAATAATAATAAAAAAGTGTTAAAATATTTGCATATTTTGATGGCTTCGGCAGCGTACAATTTAAAGGAATTAATGGGCTTTGAAACGATAAAATCCGCAGCAAATGTGTTTAAAATCACTGCTATGGACTTAAAATTAACTATTTTTAACAAAATATCGCAATTTTATGAATTTATTTTGTTTTCTTAAATCACAGAAAACTAAAAATTTATTATTGCTAATAGAAAGAGATAGTAGCGCAACAAGCACTTGGAAACTTGCGGCAGAGGAGGGGAGAGGGGTGGAACACGGCTTTACCGAAGTACCGCCTATATTTTTTACTTTTGCAACTGATATGATTTTGTTTGGCACTACCGATAATATTGCAATTGTTTAAAGGACTATGACAAGATGTGTGAGTTACAAAGCGAAGTTAATAAACGAGCGATCAAAAACCCGCATTATTACAAAATTTTTTTAATTTCAATAGGTATTAAAAACACAATATCAAAAGCCGAATTAGCACAGTTATGCGATGTATTGTTGCAAAAGGTAGCGCAATGATGCAATGTTGATTTTTATGACGAACTTGTAAAAATCGGATATAAGAAAAATCAGCAAATTTTCACACCCAAACAGACAAAATTTTTGCTTGTAATTTGGTTGAATACAAAAATTAGTGTAATTTTGAAGCGTAAATTTTTAATACTTATAATTATGGCTTGTGCAGTAATTTCTAAAACTGAACTTGCCGAAGTAAAACGGCAAAAGGACAATCTTTACAAGTTAATTCTTAAAAAAAACAACACAAAGGAAAAAGAATTAATGGACTTATACCGTCAAACTTTTATTGTGGCAAACATTGATGTTTTGACCCCAGCAGAAAAAAAACAATTTACAAAACTTTCTTTCAGATGACAAGAAGATTATTACCGGATGAAAAAAAGTTGCATATTTATATTGATACAAATGTATTGTGGAACTATTGTAAAGGGCAGGCAAAAGAGACGGCTTGTTTAGATTTGTTATTCAAAAAAAGAAAGGAAATTCTTTTTACATCTTCTTTTGCTATTGGTCAAACAATGGCGGGCATTCAAAAAGGGAAAAAAGTAAAGGATTAACAAAAGTAGAAACGGTTACACAAGGTATTTATTTATGCTCAAAAATCACTGTGTTAAACTTTTCGGAAGATGATGTATTAAAAGGATTTTTCGAAGTTGGCGATGATGTGGAAGATAATATGCACTTTGTTATAAGTCAAAAGCGAAAATGTAATGTTGTGATAACAAATGATCTGAAAGGTTACACAAAGTTTGATATAATTGCAGTTGCGCCCAATAATACAAATTATTTAAAAAGTTTATTGAAAATCAACTACTAAACTACTGTAAATTGATATAAATTCATATAATCTAATGTAATTTTACGCAAATTCGTGTAAATTGATGTAAATTCAATTTGCACGTTTTTTTTGCCATTACATTTGCAGAGATTTTTTAATAAAATCATAATTTATGCGAATGACTGGTTAAAATTGCATTTTATGTCCCGTAGGGACTAAATATTGGTAGAAACATTGATAAACCAACGTTTTTTGTCCCGTTAGGGACAAGGTGTAATAAATATTTTTTATATTGCGTACCTAACGGCACGCAGGGTGGTGGAAACAACATTTTCTACCAATATATAATGCCTAACGGCATAATTTATTTCGCAAAAACGGAATTTTAATACAAAATATTGAGTTTCAACCCGTCATTAGCATAATTTATAAAAAATAGTAGTTTTTTTCTTAAAAACAATTAACAGCCGCCTTTTAACTTTTGGTTAATGGAAAATAAAATTTCCTGTGCGTGTAAATTTGCCTCTTTTGTGCTTCATACCGTTTTTTTAGTCGGTTGATTTTCATTCTGCAACGCTCTAATTTTTGCGTTTTTGAATTGAGTGCTAAAAAGCAATTTTCTAGCCGTTTGATTTTGTCTTATGCAGAACGGCAGGCAGTAATTTGTTGTCGGATTGGTAGAAACTTGATGTATGGGCATTTTTTTTACGCTAATTTTCTACTGAAAATCAACGTAAAAATGTGGCACGTTTTTGGCACGGTTTATTTATGCTTTTTTGTGCTTTTGCCGTCTTAATCGGCTTTGTAGCGGGAACGAGAGTTGAACTCGTGACCTCCGGGTTATGAATCCGACGCTCTAACCATCTGAGCTATCCCGCCGTCAATTTAAAATTTGCGGATGCAAAGGTACAACATTTTTTTGTAACCGCAAAGCGATATTTTAATATTTTTTTGTTTGTCTTAATAAGAAAAAAACATTACCTTTGCAGTCCAAAAAAATGTGCAAAAGAGCGGGATGTAGCTCAGCCCGGTAGAGTACGCGTCTGGGGGGCGTGTGGTCGCAGGTTCAAATCCTGTCATCCCGACAAAAATATAAAACATTGATTATCAGTTAATTACAAACTTATAATCAAATGTTTTATGTACTTTAAAAACCAATATTTTAACCCATTTGCACAAAATTTGCACAAAATTTGCACGCAAAACTATGCAAAACCCTGCAAATCAGTGCAAAAAAGTGTGCAAATTTGCACAATATACGATTTTTCATATATGAAAATAAGTGCAATTTTAGATACAAGACGGAAAAAAAACAGCGGAAAATACCCTGTTAAAATTCGCTATTCTTACAATGGGCAAAGATATTTTATTAATACAGGCATTGATGTTTTTGAGGAACATTTTAGTATTAATAGAATAATCGGCGACCCAAAAGCCAGAATGTATAACAATATAATCTGCGACAAACTTTCTTTTGTTGAAAATACAATTAAAGAACTATATTATAATGGTCTGTTAGAAACAGAATTTGCTGATGGTGCTATTTTAAAAAAATATTTGGAAAGTGGCGGCGGGGAAATAACAGAAGACAAAAACGCACAACTTCTATTTAAAAACCTGATAACTGATTTTGCAAATAAACGCATTGCAAAGCGCACAAATCAAATATATATGCAGACCTTAATAAAAGTTGCCAAATTCTGTGATATTGAAAATTTATACATTTCAGATATTAATATTGCGTGGTTAAAAGATTTTGACGATTTTTGCACAAAATCGGGTATGTCTGCAAATGGTAAAGCGCTGCATTTTAGAAACATTCGGGCTGTTTATAACGATGCTATTGACAGAGAGTTTGTCGGGTTGGACACATACCCTTTTCGCCGTTTTAAAATAAAGCACTCTGAAACCAAACACCGCAATGCCTCAATAGACGACTTACGCTACATTCTTAATTTTGACTGCGAAAAATTTATTAAGCAACAAAAAGAGGCGGCACGGAAAGAAAAAAAGCATACTTCGGTTTATTCCAACCCTGAAAAATATAGAGACCTTTTTATGCTCTCTTTTTATCTTTGCGGGTTAAATTTAAAGGACTTGCTATTTTTGAAACCAAACGACATAAGGAACGGAACATTATCTATTTTAAGAGAAAAGACAAAAATTCCTATTGTAATTCGTATTGAGCCAGAGGCACAGGCAATTATTGACAAATACAAAGGACAAAAATATCTACTCAATTTTTTAGATACATATACAACAGATGACTCGCATAACTTTACAAAACGCTGCAACGACAATCTAAAAATGATTTTGCCGTTTGTTACTATTTATTGGGCAAGGCACTCTTGGGCGACAATCGCTGCCGAACTTGATATACCCGACAGCACTATTGACATCGCAATGGGACACAAAATAAAAGGAATGGCAAGTGTTTATATAAACCGCAACCTTAAAAAAGTGTCCGCTGCCAACCGCAAAGTTATTGATTATCTTTTTGGAAAAATAGAAGCACCAGAATATTAAAATAAACATTATAACAACAAAGAGGCACACTGCCTCTTTTTTTTATGCCTTTTTGTGAATAACAAACACCACAACCCGCTAACAATCAAAGAATTACAAATTAATGTTAAAAAAAAGTGTTTATAACTAATTGATAATAAGTAAGTTATAACCATTTTTAAAAAACAACAAAGATTTTTTACCTTTTGCCACTAAAACAAAGATTTTTTACCTTTTGCCACAAACAATTTCATTTACAGTAACTATTTTTGTATTCTACTTAAAACAACTGTATTATGATAGGAACAATAGGATTAATTGCCTCTGTACTTGGGACAGCCGCAAGCGGAATAATGTCGGGTATTGGTAATGCCAAAGCGCAATCTGCTTTGAATGCCGAAAATGCTCGGCAGAATGCTTTTTATGAAAACCAACTTTATAAAGACCCCTTAACGCAGTATCATAACCAAAATATGATAGGGCAATTACAACGGCGATTAAGGGAGCGGTTAGCAACGGCACAGGCACGGAAAAAGATTACAGGGGAATTAGATACTACCAATGTAATGAGAGACCAGAACGCAAAGGCGATGTCTGATGTGTATGGCAATATATTGAGCAATGAAAGTTTGCGCCTAAGTGGTATTGAAAGTGCTTATAATAATGCAAGACACAATCAATTTCAAGCGCAGCAGGCGATAGACCAAGCGAGAATGCAGAATTACGCTAATTTGGCTCAAAATGCGGGTGCTTTGGGTGCGGCTGCATTGGGGGGATTGGATGCAAAAGAGAAAAAACCAACACCAACAACTACACCAACCACCACCACCGCAGGAATGATAGAAAAACCACTACCAAAATGGGCTACGTGGAAACAACTATATAAAATTTGAATTATGACAGACGACAGGCAAATATTAATAGACGAGCGGGACGAGGAGCAAAAGAAATACACAGAAGAAAACCCAACCACAAGCGTATCTGTAAATTCCGAAGTTCCGAAAGAGAACGCAGCGGACAGGGCGGCGAGAGAGGCATTAGCCGAACAAGCCAACCGCATTAAACAGCGTGGCGGAACTATTGTAGATTTATGGCGAAGAGAAAACCCAGAGCCGCAGAAAGACGAGGATGCACTCGCCACGCAGAAAAAACGTCAAAACGCAGCGATATTGTCAGAAACGATACGGCTTATTAGTGATATAGCGGCAGGCGGTTATGGCGGTAATATATACCAACGGCAACCATACACAGCGCAGCAGGTACAACAAAGTAATGCCGAAAGGGACAAAATAAACCAGATATATAATGCAAATGTTCAAAATTGGCGCAATGCACTCGCAAACAATAAAGCACTGCAAAATAAAGAATATGATGATTTGTATAAATTGTTATTGAATTATTACAAGCAGGGCGAGTTACAAGACGCACAACTTGAAAAGGCGCATATGTTAGAGGCAGGAAGACAACAAAGACACGAGGAAAATATGAGGTTTAAAGAAAAACAAGAAGAGGCAAAAGTTAAAGCAGCAGAAATACTCGGTAAAATAAGAATACAAATTGCAAACATTTACGCCGATGCTGCAAAAGCAAAAGCAGAGCCAAAAACTATATTATTGCAATATGGCGATGGGCTTATTGTTCCTGCCGACGAGGTAACAAAGGGCTATGTTGATGACCTTGCTTATAATTGGTTGATTTCACAACAAGAAACTGTGCCAGATGGTAAGGGTGGAACAAAAACTGTATCAAAATACAAACTGCAAGAAAGATACGATAATAATTTTAATATTGTGCCTCCTTCGGCAGAAGATAAAAAAACTTATTTACAAAAAAATATGCGCAATGTGCCAGATGAACTGTTTGATGGTTACAGAGCCATTTATAACGAATATCAAAAACAGATAAAAACCACAACAACCACAACACAATCAAGTAATAAAAATCAACAAAAAGACAGGAGCAAAGGACAAGGAAACCCAAGATAACTATTAACATTTTGAAAAAATGCCAGACAAACAAACATTTTTAGATTTTACAGCAACATTAGACAAATACGGCGATGCCGATGTTGCTATTAATAAGTTCCCCGAACTGACAAAATCATACGATAAAAAATTATTGTATGATTTTGTTGCAACATTAGACAAATATAATGATTTTGATATTGCATACAGCAAATTTCCAGAGTTTCAGCAAGACAAAAATCCTTATATTCCACAGCCGTATAAAAACCCTTACGCAGATATTTGGCAAAATGTTCAAAAAGAGATTATTAACACAAAGCCACAGCCAAAAAATGAATATGAAAAACAAAAAGTAGAGGCAATAGATAAAATTAATGAATGGTGGCAAGTTCCGTTGAAAACACCTGAAAATTTGATTAAGGACGCAGAAATTAAATATGAAAATGAATTTTATGACGAGGAATTGGCAAAATATTTTGAAAGAAAAGAAAATGCTTTGAAAGAAATTATTTTAAAAGAACAAGAAAAAAGGGAAAATGAACAAGAAGTAAAAAAACAAATAGCAAACGTTAATTATACTGACAAAATAAAAGGCATATCGTTACCGATTTTAGACCCAATAAAAGAAAGAGAAAGGCGATTAAAAGAGTTGCCAGATATTAGTCCGCAAGAGTATATAAAAAATTTGACTTTGTCTGAAAAAGAAAATTTATACAGAAAATTGATTGAACGAGAAGAGATGTTAGATAATAACAATATCTTTTTTACCGATGACAAAGAATTGATAGGCGAGAAGTTGGCTGATATGCGTTATTTGCGGGAAAAACTTATAAAAGAACAAAAACAAAAACAAACAGCAAAAGATGAGTTGTCTGGTTTTCCCCTTGATAAATACGTACATACAGGAAGATTGCGGTCTAATAACGGTTATGAATTAGAGAGCGAAATTCAATTAGGAGTGCTTGCGGCGGTTAAAAAAGTGATTAACAAAACACAAGAGACGTTAAATGCGCCAAAAAAGAGCACAGGTACAGTATCTAATATGGGACGTGCCGTTGTTGATAAATTTGACCCTGCAAGTTTTATTTCTATTGGTATATCTGATTTATTGAATACAGGCGATATTATGTATGTAATGGAAAAAGCAGACAAAGATCCTAACAGTTTAACCGATAGCGAAAAATTATTAATGGATGCTTTGTTGCAAAAAACGTATGTAGATTTGTTGAGGCAGGGAGATATTTCTGGCTGGTATCAAGCGGGTGATATGGCATTAACATCGTTAGAGATGTCAATACAATTTTTAGTAACATCAGGAATTAGTGGTGTTGGTAAAATAGCAGAAGAGGTGGCGGTTAGAGGTTTAAGTAGATATTTCCGTATGAAACTTATTAACCAAATGAAAAAAAAGGGCATTAAAAAAATTACAGAAGAGGGTATAGAAGAGTTTGCAAAACGTAATTTTTTATCTCGTGCAAGACAATTTGGGCAAAAAGCACTCACAAAAGGAGTTGGGTTTATGGCAGATGTTTATGGCGGCGGCTTAACACAAGCCCCACTTATGCCGATGTTTTATCAGGGTGGAATGGAAAATCGTATGGGTACGGTTACAGGTAAAAAAGATGACGGCAGTTATGAAATAGAGCAATCAGACCTTAATATGGCGGAAGCATATTGGAAGTCGCTGCAAGAAATTGCGTCAGAGCGTTCAGGTGAGCATTTTGTAAAAGCATTTGGCGGTGTTTATCGTGGAATGGCTAAATTACTTCCCAATGGACGATTACAAGATTTTATGCTTAAAGCAGGACAGATAATTGGTACGCCAAATAAATTTATGTCCGAAAAAATGAAATTTGATGCTTTTGGCGAGCCGATAGAAGAGGCATATAATAATACGATAAACTATGTTACAGGAGTAAGCAGCAAACAAGAATTTAATGAGTTTTGGAAGGCAGAAAATTTAGGCATAATGAGTTTAGGTTTTGCGCCAATGTCTGTGTGGGGAATTGGTGTAAATGGAATTAATGTTAGTGGTTTAAGTTCTAACGTAATAGAAAAACGTGCAGAGTTAAGAGGTAATTTAAAACTAAAAGGATTAAAAGATGTTGAAATAAATAATTTTTTTAAAAACATAGAAACAGGTAAAGTAAAAGATTTTAGGCAATATGTTGAAGATGTTATTGCTAACACAAATGGTTTTGATAAAAATGGAAAGTTAAATGAAATCGGCAAAGAAATAAACAAACAAGCGTTTGAATACACTATGAGCGTGGCGCAGTATGATTTTGCAACTGCTTACCAATCGGAACAAAAAAAGATTGAAAAAAACATTAATGAGATACAAAAACAGGCAAATTACAGGGAGCAAATAGAAAGAGAGAGGGAAGATGAATTAAATTTTATACAAAAACACGTTTCCAACAACATTAATGAGTCAAACGCTAATATTGACATTGTTTCGCTTAAAGATGGTAATTTTGTTTATATTGTGTCGGGCAATATAAAATATGACGAAGAGGGTAATATTGATTGGTATAATTCTGATGAAAATATTTATTATAGAAACCAAAATGGTGAAGTTTTGCCGATAACGAAAGAAAATAGAGATATTTTTGATGTTATTGTTTATAGTAATAGTGCAGATGAATATTATAAAGAATATGTTGAAAAAACCAACAGAAAGTATGATAATGCTTTAAAATTCCCCACAGGCAGCGAAATTACAGACGCTAACACGGGGGAAACTTCCGAAGTAAAAAAAATAACCGATGAGGGTGTTGTGATTGACACGCAGAACGAGGAGACAGGAGAGGTTACGGAGGTTGTATTATCGCCAGAAGAGGCAGAGGCGTTAGCGGGTGTGCCTCCTACAATTACAGAAGGCATTTATAAAGAGTATAATAAGACAGGCAAAGAAATAATTATTGACAACGACAATGGAGATGGCACATATAATTATACTGTAACCGACAAAGATAATAATACGGAAAAAATTACCAACGCTACATTAGCAGAGGTAAAAGATATATTTAAACAACTTGCGGCTGAAAATGCAGCAGCAGGGAAAGTAGAGGCGGGCGGCGAGTCGGAGACGAACACTCCTGCAAAGGAGGAGGATTCTTCAAGCCGCCCGCCATTTTTAAATGAACAAGAGGCAGAAAATATTTCAGATACACAAACATTTTTAGATAATTTAACAAAAAATAAAGACGGCAGCGTTGATGAGGGTGCTTTAACGGCTGAACAGTTAATACAATATGCTGAAATTGCTGTACCCGAAAGATTTAGAAAGGACTTTTTGAATGATAAATTAAAAGAGTTAAATAAAAAGAAAACAAGAACTGCTATTGACTACCAAAAAATTGATGCAATAGAAAAGTATCTTAACGAGCAGCAGGCAATAAAAGACGAGCAGCGCAAAGCGCAACAAGAGAAAGAGGCACAACAAAGGGCAGAAAAAGCGGCAGCGGAAAAAACAGAACAAGAGCGTATTATTAGAGAACGTGAAAACACAGCAGGGATACCTGATGTTAGCGAAGACACAGCGGCAAATGCTCGTTTGCGTGGTTTTAGAGTGCAAAATGGGCATAGAATAGACAGACAACAACCGATAGAAGTAACAAACTATACAGAGCAAACAAGAAAATTCAGCGATAAAAATATTGTTCCTGTAAAACGCACAATAGTAGATGTTTCAAAACTACAACCAAGCCATATTAATAAACAGCGCAATATAAATTTCTTTTTAACAGAGGCACAACCAAAAGAACGCATAGATAGCGCAAGCGAAATAAGTAGTGATAATATTGCAGCAAAAAATAATCCTCCTGAAATAACAGGTGGAGTTGGCGCATATACAGGCGCACCTGTTGTTAATTCTCGTGGCGAGGTAATACAGGGCAATAATCGTGTTATTGGACTTAAAAAAATGTATTTGGATTTTGCAGAAAGCGCACAAAAATACAAAGAATATTTAGCAGAACACGCAGCCGAATATGGAATAACAGCAGAACAAATAATGGCAATGGAAAGCCCCGTTGCTGTTGATATTGCCGATGTTACAGACGAGCAAGCAATAATATTAGGACAAATGAATATGGCTGATACTGAAAGTGGTGGAATACAGCGTATTCCCGCACTACAAACAGCACAGAAACTTGGTGACAAGATTGTTAATTTCTCAAATATTCTATTGAACAGCGAAGAAGAGGAAATGCCAATAGGCGATATAGTAAGAGGAAATGGTAAAAAATCACTTGATTATTTATACAAAGAGGGAGCAATTAACGACACACAATATCAAAGTGCATTTAAAAATGGAAATTTAACACCAGAGGTGGTTTCTGACTTACAAAATATTATTCAAAGTATTTTATTTAAAGATGGAAACGACAATATAAAACTAAATTTTGAGCAGTTGCCAGATAAAGCAAAAAAAGCGTTATTGCAGACAGTATTTAGAAATCTACAAGGCGAAGAAAGTAATAATATTATACACGAATTGCAGGATGCGATAGAAATTTATGCAAATTTAATCGGTTATAGCGACTTCTCAAATGCCAAAACAAAAGACGATGTGAGGCGTGAGGCAATGGCGTGGTATAATAATGCAAAAATAGATTTTAATAATCCTGAAAATACTGTTGATAATAGAAAAAAATATAGTAACTTTGCGGTTGAATTAGCGATATGGTTTAAAACAGAAACACAAAAGACACAAGTTGCTGCATTTAATAAACTTTATGATTATTTGCAAGGCAAAGGCGGCGATATGTTTAATAAAACAACCTCTTTGACTTTGCCAGAAGCAATAAAAGAAATTTATAATATTGATTATAAACCTATAAATAAAAATGAATATGAAACAGGTAGATATGAGCGACCCGTTCACAGTGTTAGTGCAAACAGCATTAGCGGAGAGCAAGGACAAAACGATACGGGAGGAGGCACTCAAACTTTTGGCGCAGCAGCCGAAATAATCCCAACAGGCGAAACGCCTACCCCCACCCCAACTGCTGCCGAAACCGCAGGGCAGCAATTAGAGATAGTCCCCGAAGTACAGCAGACGGACGAGGCAATAGCCACGCCCGATGTTGTTGTGTCAGAAGGGGAACAGACGCAACCAAAACAAGTTACAATAAGATTTTTTGACGGCTCATTGCAGACAGGCGAAGTTATTGACCGCAAAGACGGCAAAATAACTATTCAGACAGCACAGGGCAGGAAATTTACTGTACCCGAAAACAGAATTGTAGAAAAAACAGATTATCAAATAAGGTCAGACGAGCAGGTTACAAGGGAAATAAATGAGCGTATTGACAAAGAGGCACGGGCAATACGGACAGAGATTAAGAATTTGCAAGCAGAGCGGACGGCAAAAGAGAATGAGTTTGCAATGGCAAGGTTAGATATTGCCGATAAAGCAGAAGGCAGCGAATTTATTGACGTTAGCCCAGAAAATTATAATCGTGTTGTTGTTCCGATAAATCAAAGAATAAGCCGTTTATATAATGATTTGGCAGCGTTGGAAAATAGCCGCAAAAAGCAGATTGCAGATGCAATACAGGCAGAAAAGGCACAAATGACGTTGTTTCAAATAGAAAACGATGAAGAATTAAGAATTAAGAATGAAAAATTTAATACGGAACTTGATAATTTTAAAGCGGGAACGCATAAGGGCGTTTTGCATTTGGGCAGTCCTCTTGAAATATTGCGGGCAGCGGGAATAAAAGAGAGTGAAATAACAATAGAGCCGTCTGTTTTAAAAGCAAAATTAGAACAACACGGACTTACAACCGAAGAATTAAAAGGTCTTGCAAAAGCAATTCAAAGTCCGCTAATGGTTTATGAATGGGGCGACAAAGCCAAATCTACAATAATTATTACCGAACTTACACGCAGCAGCGGCGACAAAATAACAGTTGCTATTGGTACAGAACGCAAAGGTAAAAAATTAGAAGTAAATGATATATCAAGTATTTATGGCAAATCAGCAGAGCGTACAATAAGCGATTTTTCAAAAGCAATTGGTGAAAATCCTGTAAGACATTTAAAAGACAACTTAAAATATGTAGAAAAAGAAAAAGCCCTTAACTGGTTAGGACTTGCCGCTCCTAAGGCAGCATCCTCACAAACCGAAAAGGACATTGCAAAGGTAATACAAAATTTTAAAAATCCAAACATTCTCGATAAAAATTTACAAACTTTAACAAATAATCGTTTTGTTCCGATAACATGGCAAGAGGGCAAAGAGATAACCAACCAATTAGAAAAGAGCGGTGTCGCAAAGACAGTAACGTGGTACGAGGGCAAAGATGACAAAAAAATAAGCGGTTTTGCAGACAAGCAAGAGTTTCACAGTAAAGACGGCTCGGTTATGGGTTTTCGTGTTACGGACAAAAACGGCGATGTACATATCTATTTAGACAGCACAAAAGCAAATGCAAATACTCCAATGCACGAGTTTGCAGGTGCATATATCGGCGACCTGCGCAAAGAAAATCACCCTATCTGGCAAAAAGGAAAGGAACTTATTAAAGATAGTTGGTATTATGACAAACTGAAAAACGACAAAAATTATAAATTTGAAAGCGAAGACGCATTAATACACGAGGCGTTGGAATGGGCTGTCGGCGATAACTTTGAAAAGGACTACCATAGCAACAAAGACAAAGGGTTTTTAGATAAAGTAAGTGATTTATTGAAAGAATTTTGGAATTGGGTAGGTAATAAATTGGGTTTGCGTGGTTTGTCGCCCGAAAGAATATCAACTTTAACGCTTGATGAACTTATTAAGGGTATTCAGGCAGATGTTTTGAGTGGAAGGAATATAAAGGCAGAACTTAATGCGCAGGAACATTTTAGAACGCACCCCGACAGGTTGCCGCTTACGCTTTCTGTTTTTGAAAGGCAAGAGTTTAAGGACTTGCGGGGAAAAAATATAAACCCTGTTGTTGTACAACAAATGCTTAACAGGTCGGGTATAAAAATGATTGAAAAACTACTTATTAATGATATTATAAACAAAAAATATAAAGGACAAAAGAGTGTAGATTATAATGAGTTAGAGGCAGCGGTGCGGGCAACAATTATACCGCTTGAAAAGGTAATATCAAAAACATATTCTGATTATGGAATGAACGATTTGAGCGGCAGCAGGCAGCACGATGAGGCATATACTGTTATTCTTAATTTTCCAAATGTAGAACACGGACAAACAGGACATCTTGGTCGTGATTTTGAAAGTAAAAACCGCAGAGATATTAATTATATTCCAAAGCAGTTAGATAATAACACTTGGATAGCCGTTGAGGAAAATTATAGCGCAAACGCCAACGAAAACAATATTTATCAATTTGTGGGAACCACGGGCAGCAAAGAAGAGGTTGAACAATGGATTTCTGACTTTGAAAATAAAATGGCATTTTCGCCTGTTAATCGTGGTATGTACGGACATTTTAGGGTTTGGAAAGACGGCGATATAACATATATTGCAGAGGTACAAAGCGACTATTTTCAGAATTTTGCAGCAAAAACAGAATTAACAAAAGAGGCAAAAGGTTATTCCGAAATACACGTAAAACAGATTGAGGCAATAAAGAAACTCAAAGAAGAAATGGGAATAAGCGAACAGGGTGGTTTCTTTTTTAAAGGTACAGATACTCCAAAATTTAAAGAAAGAGAAAAAGAGATAAACAAACAATTTGAAAAAGACAAAGAGGCACTTTACGAAAAGATGTCGCCCGAAGAGAAGCAATTTATTGCTTCGCAGAAAGTTTGGGAGCGCAGAATGATGCACGAGGCGGTAAGAGAGGCGGTACAAAACGGCTCTGAAATAGTTTTATTCCCCGCACCGCATACTATTGCTGTTATTGAAAAATATACAGGCGGCAATAAACCATACGAGGTTATGTCGCAACAACACGAAGGCAGGTTGGCAGAGGGCGACAAGATTGACGATATAAATGGGGAAAGTTTAGTAACAGACGTAAGATATGATGGCGATTTTACTGCTCTTCCGCTAAATGATGTTACAATAGAGACAACGATAGATGAATATGCAAAAAGAGAGGCAGATAATAATTGGGAAGATATTGTATATTCAGCAAAAAGTAGTTTTGCAGACATAGAAAATATTACACGTGCAGAACTTGAAAGCGCAGATTTTGGCGGCGATTGGGATATTGCAAAGGATGTTCTTTTAGATAGATTAAGTGATGTAGAAAATGCAACTGTATCTTTGTATGATGTTCAGGATGATGTAGTGGAGCGCATAGAAAAAGAAGTAAGCGACAGATTAGACGAGGATTATTTTGAACAAGAGTTAGGTTATGGTAAAGCGGTTGTAACAAGATATGGTGATATTTATCTTTGGAAAAATGAAGTTTATGGTGAAACATATAAACAGCCCGACAAATACAGCAGTGTGGCGAAAGAGAATTTTGACCCGACAGATTTAAGCGACAGCAGACAGCGTGTATTAGAGAAGTATCAGGGTTATGAAAATATGTTGAAAGATGATTTTGGTGCGGAGAATGTAAGTATTTATGAGGATGCTGATGGTTATGATTGGTATCGGCTTGATTTGAATGCAGCGACAAAGAATAGACCTGTTGTAGCGTTTCAGTTTATAGGCGAGCAGGGTGCGGCTGCGTTAGACAAAGCGGAAGAGGCGACTGTGCGGCTTGATAATTTGGCAGTAGCGAGGGAAATGGAGTTACAAAGTTGGGAAAATGAAAATGCAGAGGTACAAGATATGAAAAAGCGTATTTCTGATTGGTTAAGTGCAGAAAATTTAGAATGGGCAAAAGGGAAAACGCTTAATGAAATAATTGATAGATTTGGGGATGAATTAGAGGCGATAGCATATATTAATCCTGTATATTTGCAATATTTTGGGGACAATATTGATAATAATCGTGTTTTTTCGGGGAAAGGTTATTTTATTGACCACGCAATTAATCATCATTCAGAAGTAAAAAGCGAAGAATATAATAGAATACAAGAAATATTAAACAACCCTGACGAAATAAAATTAGATAAAAGAACGCCAAATAAAACTTCTTTGATATTTATTAAAAAATATGATAATTATTTTGCAGAAATTGTAAATGTAGATAAAAATTCCGATGGCAAGATTGTATTTCATAAAACATACTATTATAAAGAAAAAACTCCACAAAAGGCGTTGCCAAATGTAGAGTTAAAAACGTCATTGATGGACGGGCTTCCCATCATCAGTCCTGTAAAAACAGCCGCCGTTCCCCGTAATATTTCCGCTCTTAATGACGGCACAAAGGTACAAAATTTTTTGATACCAAACAATATTTCAAAAGAAAATGCAAAAAAAATAAAACTTGCGACAGGTTGGGAAAGAGGAGGTGACGGAAAATGGAGGTATGAAATAAGCGAAAAAGAACAAATTAGATACATTCCGGCGGCAAAAAACGGAAGAAATAGTAATGTTAATTTGTTCACAGATAGTCTTGAAGAAGTTATTGATTACCCGGAGTTATTCAAGGCGTATCCTGAATTTAGAAACATTGAAGTGCAGATTATCTCAGGACTTAATGTCGGAGGAGCATGGATAAGAACAAGTAGAGGTCTTGAAGGGGATGCAAATGGAGTTATTAAAGTAAACGCAAATAACTCAAACATTCAAAGACTAAATGTAATTATACACGAAATTCAACACGCCATACAGGAAATTGAGGGTTTTGCAAAAGGGGGAAATCTAAAAAATTTAGAAGAAAGCAAAGATGCAGCAATAATTGTGAATTGGGTAAAAGAATTAAGAGAGGCACGAAAGAATAATCCTGATACTGATATTAGTGCATTACACGATAAAATAGCATTAGAGTACCGCAAAAATGGACTTGAAGAGTTAATTCCACACGGAGATGTCATAGATAAAGCGCATAATTTTGTTTATAAAGATATAAGCGAATTAGAAAAGAAAGCAAATACAATTCGTTCATTATACGAAACGCCCGTAGAATATTATAAGCGAATTGCAGGCGAGGCAGAAGCCCGCAATGCAGGAAATCGTATGAATATGACAGCCGAAGAGCGCAGGGCAAGTTTAGCACAAGAGACAGAGGATGTTGCACGAGAAGACCAAATATTTTTGTATGATAATTTGGAAAATTCAGAAAAAAATCGTATCTTTGCAGAAAATAATGTAAATTATGAAAACACAGGAAATCAAACCCGAATGGGTAACAGAGGCACAATGGAACGCAGTACCTTACACGGCTTGGTGGGAGAGCAACCGCAGGGGAGAGGAATTGAACAAACAATTAACGCCGCAATCGTCAGCGGACGCAGTGGAACAACAGCGCAGGGCGTACCACAACGCTGGGATAAAAGTAGATTTTTAGCCCAATTAGAAGTTTCTGCTCTTGAAAATGGAACGTGGATAAATGATATAAAAGACGTTGTAAATTCACAAAAGAAACTCAAAGGCGGTTTTGAGAACGAGCCGTATGTTTCAAAAGACGGCATAAACGTAATCAAACTCAATAACCTAAATTTCTTAAATGATAATGATACGCAGTATGAATTTACTCGTGATTTTGATTATTTTATTGACCGCTTAAACTCGCACAACGAGTTATTCCCAAAAGATAAATATCAAATTATTGGCTTTGCCGAAAACACAAAAGGCGAGGTCTGTGTTGTATTGTCTCAACCATTTGTAGAAAATGCAGAACTTGCTACAATGGAACAGGTAGATGAGTGGATGGCAGCAAACGGCTTTGAGAAAGGCACGTTATCAAATGGCTTGCAGGGTTACAGCAACGGCAAATATGAACTTTCCGATGTCAAACCGCAAAATGTGTTAGTAGATACAAACGGCGATTTGCGGTTTATTGATTTGGATATTAGCAGCGTAGAACATATTGAGAACAAAGAACAAAGAACAAAGAACAAAGACGGCGAGGTACATTTCCAAATTGCACCCACCGAAGAGGGTGGCAGTATTAACAGGGTAGAAACGGACAGCGAGGGCAATGTAATAAGCGAAAGACCAATTTCGGGGATAATGGACGGCGCAGAGTTGGGAAGGCAAGTTACCGATTCGTTTGGAAATATTGTTGAGCCAGAGTATGTTAATGATAAGAAGCAGCAAAAAAGAGACAAAAGGGCAAAACAGATGAACCAAAGCAAAAAAGAAAAAATGCCCGACAGCGAAATATTTAACAAAACACATAGACAGGTTAATAAAAAAATAAATAAAGTTACTCAACATTTTGCGGACAAATTTATACACGTAAAACATTATCAAGAGGTATTAGAAAATGTGGGAATTAAAATTACTGATGACAACAACTTCTATATGCAGGCAGAGGCAATAAGCAGCAAAAGCGAAAAAGAGATTGAAAAGTTTAAAGCAGAAAAATTTGCGCCGTTATCAAAAACAGTAACCGCTGTAATGGAAAAGGGCGGGTATGATTATAGAGACGTTGATACTTATGTAAAGTTAAAGCACGGATTGGAACGCAACCCATATTACAGGGCAGATGATATAAAAGCAAACAGAAAGCAATTACCTGATTATTCGGGTATGACTAATATTGTTCCTGCGGAAATGGTTGAGCAATACGGCAGTTTGGAAGCAGCGGCGCAAGTTATGGTTGATGAGTTTGAGAATAAAATCGGTAAGGAGTTGATTGATAACCTTTGGGAAAAAATACGTGCCGTTACTGATTTTACTCTTATGGCTGATTATATGCGGGGGCGCATAAGTTTAGAGACAATGAACAAAGTAAAGAGTATGTTTAAATTTTATGTTCCTTTGCGGGGGTTTGACGGAGAGATTGCAGCCGACAAAATGGATTACAGCATAAACGGCAGAAACCTTATGACTGATGATTATAAGACAAAAGAAACAATGGGCAGGACGAGCCGAGCCGATGACTCTTTCGCTTTTATGGCACAAATGGCACAGCAGGCAATAATCAGGGGAAACAAAAACTTGCTTAATCAAACATTTTTACGGCTTGCCAGAAAAGAAAACGGAAACACAATGTTTGTAAGCGAGACATATATTGACAAAGCGACAGGACAAAAATTAGAGCCAGAATATAATGCCGACCCTAAAATAATGAGCGAAAACCTTGCCGACTTCAACAAAAAAATGAAAGAGCGTGTCGCAGCGGGCGAGGTAACAAAAGAATACAATGATAATGTTAATTTTGGTATGTTTGCAAAGCAGAGCGAGGCAAAACAGCATATTGTAACTGTTTATGAGGATGGCAAAAAATATGATGTAATATTTAATGTTGATGTTGCAATACCAAAAGCGATAAATGGTTTAAATATTAAAACTAAACCGTGGGAAAATGATTTTGTTGATGCTGTAAGAGCGATGACACGGGCAATGGCAAAGAATATGACCACAAGACGAACGACTTTTATAGGTAAAAACTTTGTGCGGGACTATATCTTTGCTAATATGTCTATTGCAGCCAAAGAGAACGGCAAATATTTTAAGGACTTTAATAAACATATCGGGTATTTGTTATTAAACCCTGATAATGTTTTGTGGAAATATACAAGCGGCGCACAATCGCTTTTGGGTTGGACTGTTGAAGGCAAAAAGCAGATAGGGAAAGATATAACAGGTGAAGAGGGTAAGATAGCAGGCAAATTTAAAGATTTACATAATCAATATGCGCAATGGCTTACGGAGTTTGTTATGAACGGCGGCGAGACGGGGTTAAGCAAAATGCAGGAGTTTAAGAAGTTGCAGAAAGAGGTACAAAAAGAGATAGAGAAAGGCAGCAGCGACCCATACTACCCGCTGAAAATGTATTTTAAAGGTGTCGGCATTGCAAACAATTTTATTGAGAACGCAACAAGATTTTCTGCGTATTGTGCAAGCAGGGAACAGGGCAGAAGCATCAAGCGCAGCGTGTTTGACGCAAAAGAAATTTCTATTAACTTTAACCGCAGCGGAACAGGAATACCAAATTTAAAGTCGTTAATGGTATTTACCAACGCAAGTATTCAGGCGTTATATACCGCTGCTAATCTTACGGCAAAAAACCCAAAGAGGATGAGTGCAATAATTGGCTCTTTCGTCGTTGTGGGCATTATGCAGCGTTATCTAAATCAACTTATTGGAATGGCTCTTGGCGGCGATGACCCTGATGAAAAATATTGGCAGTTGTCGGACTGGGACAGACAAAACAATTTCTGTTTATGGACGGGAAGTGGGTTTTTAAAAATACCAATTTCGCAGGAGTATCGTGTATTTTATAAGATTGGGGACAATATACAGCAGATAGCGCAGGGCAAAAATGGTGTTGCTGCCACTTTTGATATATTAGCGGGCTTTGCTGATTTGTTGCCGAGTTTTGCGGAAGCACCGATGCCGAGTTGGGAAGATGTGCGGGACGGCAATTTTTCTGAATGGGGAAAAAACCTTTTGGCAAGCGAGACGTTTTCTGCGGTACAGCCGCTTGCACAGTTGGCACTAAACAGAGATTTTAAAGGACAAAAGATTTACGAAGACAACCCTTATAATTCTAAACAATTTGAATATGCCACGCCAGAGTATTTAAAAGCGAAAACCGACAAATCGGGCAAGACAAAAGCACCTGATTTTGTTGTAGCGTTTTCAAAGGTATTAAACAATATGACAGGCGGCGATGATATAACAAAAGGGTGGGCGCAGATAAACCCTGATGTTATAAACCATTTAGCATACAGTTATTTTTCGGGTATTTGGGATGCTGCCGTTGGCACAGTAAATATTGCTGAAAAAGGTTATGAAACAGGTAAAATTTTGCTGTCTGACGAAAGAGACAACAGCGAAATTAAAGACCTTTGGAAAACAAAGGACTTTCCGACAATAAGGAGTTTTTACACAAGCGAAGACCTTTTAAACCCTGTAAATAAGATTGTAAATAATAATTATTATCGTGCATTAAAAGAGGCAGAGGCAATAGTAACTATTTCAAAAGAAAAATTAAAAGATTATGCAAAACAAAAAATGGAAACAGAGAACGAGGCAGAAATAGAAGAATTAGATAGAAAAATGGACGAAATAAGGGCAGATATTGATAAAATAGCACTTTATAAAAAAATGGCGGTTACCAGCAAAATGGTAAAAAATTACAAAGCAATTTTATGGACATCAACAGATATACAGGAAAAGATTGAGTCGGCAGACAAAATTAACAAACTGCAAAAAGGAGTTGTTCAAGCGAATAAGTTGTTACATAAAAAAGATTTAGAAAGTGCAAAAGAGATAATGGACGATGTCTTTAAAATATTTACTGAAAAAGAGATTACAGAGGCGACACAAGAATTTGATAACGAATAACACAATAATATTATGAAAAACAAGATATTAACATATAGCGATTTAATGCCGAAGGTAAAAAAGAGCGCAGAGGTTGAAGTTCTTTTTAACGGCGGCGACCTTTCTAATGAGGACGAGCGGCACAGGAATATTCGCCTTTTAGAGAATTGTCGGCAGATGTATGATAATTTAGAAGGTATGCGCAGAAACAGGCAGCGTATTTTAAATTTTGTCTTTAACAGACAATTTGAAGATATGATGTTAGACCCTGACGGCTGCGGTTATATTTCTGAAAAGCAGTTTTTGTTAAGACAAAATATTCAGCCCACAGCGGTAAATGTGCTTATGAAAGTTGTTAAAACGATAATCGGGGTATATTTGGGCAACCCAAAAGAGCCGCACGCTTATGCAAGAGACAGAGACGAGCAAAAACTCTCTGAAATGATGTCAATGACAATGCAAATGGTATATCAGAACAACGATATGGACGTGTTATTGCCTGCTTTGCTTTTGGAGTTAATGGTTTCGGGGCTGTATATAAGAAAACAAGATTGGCAGTTTGATTATGAACGGCAGCGGTATGATGTTTTTTTAGAAGCGGAAAACCCCGCAATGTGTTTTTTTAATTCTGATGTGTCTGATGTGCGGTTTAAGAATATAAGGACTATTGGTTTTATAAGGGATGCTGCTTTGGAAGATATTTTGGCGATGTTTGCCAAAAGTCCGCAGCAGGCAGAGCAGATAAGAAAATGGTATGCGTATGTAAAGCCCGAATTTGCCACAATGATGAGAACTTTTGATAAAGACAGGTACGAAAACGAGTATTTTTATGGTAATAACACAACCAACCTTTGCCGTTATTTTGAGGTTTGGACGAAAGAGAGCAGGCAAATGGTAAGGGCGCACGATGTTTTGAAAGGAAAAATTGTTGTTGATACGCCTGAAAATATTAAAAAGATAAATCAGAAGCGTATAGAACAAATTACCTCTTTGGGTGGCTTGGCTGAAAACGCCGCTTTGATTGAGGGCTTTGAATATTTTATTGACAGGTACAGTTATGTAAGGTATTTGACTCCTGATGGTTATACTTTGCTTGAAATGGAAAGTCCTTTTATTCATAAGTCCGACCCTTATACATTAAAAGGGCATATTGTAATTAACGGCGAATTGCATCCGTTTATGGAAGACCCGATAGGAATACAGAAGTTGATAAATGAACTTAACACACAAATAACTTTAATGCGCAATGCAAGCGCAAAAGGCGTTTTGATATACCCGATAGAACACGATGTAGAATTTACCGAACAGGACAAAATGGAGGTATTAGAGAATTGGACAAGGGTGGGCGGTGTTATCTTTGCAAAGATGAAGCCAGGCTCCACAGTAGCAAGTTTGCCTCACCAGATACAGATGAATTTGGTTAGCAACGTTGATATTTCCCTTATGCAGATTTATATGAAACTTGTAGAAGAGATTACAGGTGTAAATAATGCAATGCAGGGAAATACCCCGCCGAGCGGGACAACGGCAAGCCAATACGCAATGCAGGTACAGGCAGGAAACACTAATATTGCCAATTTGTTGGGCAGTTTTGATAAATTTAACCGCTCAGCCGATTATAAGATGTTGTCTTTGATACAACAGTATTATACAGAAAAAACATTGTTGAGCGTTGTGGGCAATACTTACAGCAACGAGGCAAAATGGTACGACCCCGAAAAGATAAAAGACAGCATATTTGATTTGGCAATAGTTGAGACAACAGCAACGCCGATGTTTAGAATGATGGGCGAGCAGACACTTAACGATTTGGTAAGCAAAGGCATTATAACACCTGAATTGTATTTTGAACTCTCTACACAGCCATTTACAGACAGGGCAGCGGAGATTATAAAATTAGAACAGGAAAAGCAGAAACAGGCAGCGGAGCAGGCACAACAGCAGCAAATACCTTTTGGCAATGAACAGCCGCAGTCGCAGCAAGCGGTTGATGAGCAGCCCGCACCACAGCCGTATTTGACTGACAAAGTGCATACCTCGCCCGAAATGGAAAAAATTTATAGTAGATTAGGAGTGTAATTTTTAAAATATATTATTATGCAACAAGGACAAAGTATAAAGATAACGCCAAAAGGTATTGTGCGCAATACGCCTGAAACAATTACGCAGGATGGAGAGTTTTTTGATGCCGTGAATTTGCGAGAGGAGGACGGCGCATTGCGCCCTGTTGATTTCTGCAAAGAGTTAGAGGGTTTTGAGGGACAGGCAGGCAATTTAGACAAGTTTAAAGCAATTTTTATACACACAAACAGCGGGTATAAGAATTTTTTAGGGTTAGAAAAAAGCACAAATAATATTGTCTTTTTTGCCCGTTGGAACAATGATAATAATAAGGCAGAGTTTCAGAATTTTGTTACACTGATACACGTTGAAGATGATGTTGAATTTAACCAGATTGGTAATTTGGCAATTTTTATTGACAATGGGCAATTTACATATTTGTTGTACGAAAAGGCATTTGGGGCATACAGGGTTATTAACAGCGATTTTAATGGGCTGCAATGGGACACGCTATTAAAGCCAGAGTTAGATATTAAGTTTAGGGTAACGCCGAATATATTAGAAAATGGGGAATTAGAGACGATAGCATTAAGAGATAAAGTATGGCACGAAAACCAGACAGCCACTAATACTTATATTACAGGAAAATTCAAAAAAGATTACGAAAATAAATATTTTTCAAGGGCTGGCTCACCATATTCTTTTCCATTGAACACTAATACTGTTTCCATTGCGTCAGAGAAACTTGAATCCACGTTTGCCTTGTTAAATAAAACTTTAAAATTAGAAAAAAAATTAGGTAGGTTGAAGGGTTTTTTTAAATTAATTTTTGCTTATGAATTGTTTGACGGCAACTATTTTTTATATTCTCAACCAATTTTAATGTGTCAGCCAACGGACTCTGTAAGTAATTGGTCGCAAGAAAATTCTGAATATAGTCATTTATGTTATTGGAATGAAAATTCTGTTTTAGACACAAATTCAGTCAGTCCTAATTTATCTGAACATTTAGAGGGTGATATAACTTATTTTAAACAAAAGGAAGGAACTAAAAATAAATTTAGGAAGTACAGAAAAGACACATATATTGATGTTGTTACAGACATAAAAACAATATATTTTCCAAAGCCAACAGCAGGTCAATATTATGAATTTTCCATACCACCTCTTGATGATAGCAATGTAATTAATTGCCCTTATAACACAATTATACAATATGCTTATGAAGACACAAACGCTGCACACAACAATACAAGTTATCTGGACTCGGTTATTTCTTACTCTAATAAACTGCAATACAGGATAGATAAAAAAATATTACAAGAATACAAAGATATTATTAAGGGAGTTTCTGTATTTATCACGCCAGAGATTTATGGTTTTAAAAACAATAACAGAACGGATATTAATGGGTATAAATTATTTCATAACGGACGTTTTAACTATTGGAAAGGAGGCGCTGTATATAAAGATAATTTTTGGGGATCAACATATACAACATGCAGAATATATACTTCCACTTATCCTCAGCCAAAACTTACAGCGGATATAATTAAAGAACTTGAAAGGAATGATATTTTTTATAAAGTGGCGAGTATTGACTTTGAAAAATTGGTTGTCGGCGATTGGATTGATATCGACCTAAAAACAGACGGCATTTTGGCAAACTTGACGGCACAGGAGAGTTTGAGAGTAGATAATTTTTCCCGCAATAGTTATATGCCAAAAACAACACTAACATATAACGGAAAACTGCATATTGCAAACTACACAGAGGGATTGTTTCACGGGTTTCCACTACGGAACTTCTACCAACAGAAAGCATTAGGGCAGCAACCAGTAACAGATACTATAATTTGGAAAAATAATGTTGGCAATGGAGAGCGGCGAGATTGGAATAACACAAACAAAGCAATGGTATGTATTGAGGTAGATATTGAGACAGAAGACGGCTTAAACACTGTTGTAAGGTACGAAAAAGTGCCTTTAATAATCAGTATTTTACCTACATTAGCGGCAAATCATCAAATTGCAACAACACAGAATAATAATTCTCTGACTGCAAATATGCTTGTGGATTATGGAACAACAAACAACGAGTCGCCTCAAACAAATGTTTCTATTGTTGGCAATGTAAATTTCAATGGCGGATATACAATTTATTCATTAAACCCGATGCTTTCTTACCCTGACAACAGGGCTAAAAAAATGCGAATTACAATACAAGAGGCACGTTTGGTCGGCACAACTATAAAATATTTTCAAAAAAAATTAGAATTTCCATTAAAAGCAAGCGACTTTAATAATTTTGCATATTATATTGACAAAGATATTAAGCCGATAGATATTGTGCTTGATACAGAAACTCCGCCTTATGTTACTCCTTTTGAGGCGATAAAACAACAGAGGCAAGGAAATATGTTAAAAGTTAGCGCAATAAACAATCCTATGTATTTTCCTGCTGAAAACACTTACAGAGTTGGCAATGGGGAAATAATACGTCTTGCTTCTAATGCAGTAAGTGTAAGCACAGGTCAGGTTGGTGCAACGCCTCTATTTGTTTTTAGCAAAGAGGGTATTTGGGGTCTTTTTGTGGATGCAAGTGGCGAACTTACATATACAAACTCCAGACCAATAAGCAGAGATGTGCTGAATAATGTTTTTGGTTTGAAAAATATTGACAATGGAATAGTTTTTACTACCGACAGGGGATTAATGGTAATAAGTGGAACGCAGGTAATAGAAATTTCACAAAAAGTTGAAGGAAAAATGATAGATTATTATGCAGACGGCGACACTACCCTTTTATATGCAAAAGAATTATTAAACAATGATAAAAGTGTTCGTCTTATTAATCAAATTGACGGCGACAATGAGTTTATTGATTATATAAAAAATGCACGATTGGCATATAACTATACAAAAAAGGAGTTTTGTATTGCCAGCCCAAATTTTGAATATTTTTATATTCTTTCTGCGGGGAATTGGTACAAGCGGCAGGGTAGGGTAGAATATTTTGTTGAGGATTACCCATATACATACGCTAATATTGCAAACAAACTTTTAAAAATTGATTATGAAAAAAAGAACGGCAATGATACAATGTTTGTGAGTCGTGCCTTTAAATTTGGAACACAGGAATTTAAACAGAGTTACAGGGCAATAATAAGAGGGTTGTTTGAGGTGCAAGAAGATGTATTTGTTAATAATATTGATTTGCGTAAAATAGATATGAGTGTTAAAGCGGATAAAATTGTATTGTCTAACCCTATTGTAAGAGAAATTACGATTAAGAAAGATAATTCAATAAAACCAATAGAACTTTCTTATAGCGGCAAAGAACCATATACAATTAGAGAATTAAATTTATATTCCGATGTGCTACATAATTGCGAAAAAGTATTTAGGCATAAAAACATTGGAAGTTTAGACACAGGAATAAACATTGATGCAAAAGGAATAATATTATTAAATACAACAAATTATTTTGATATTTTTCCAAGCGCACACAAAGATGGTTATGATTTGGTTTTAAAATGGAACGGAAGTATGCGGCTAACAACAACTCAAACAGGAATAGTTACTAATAAAGATTTTTCTTATGATATAGATTTATTTAAAGATAATTTTGAAAATTATTCAGGTATAAATACTTGGGGCAAGAGTGGTGATGTTCTTTTGAGTGATTATGCTGATTATAATTTTATGTCTGGGGTTTATGATTATAAAAACAGCGGAGATGTTTATAATACGAATTTTGCAGTGATTGGGACTTGGCAAAAAAATGGCAACTCTTATTCTGTATTAATAAATGGCGTTAGTCGTAATCTACAAAACATAGACAGAACATATTTTTTATATGAATATGAAGAGACAGTATATTCAAACAATACAGGTTCTTTAAGTGAAAATATAATTGAGCCAAGTTATAAAAATTATAACACGTTTTTAGGCAATATACACCTCAACAATATAAATCCAAACAATCAATATAAAATTACTTATAAAAAGACAGGTAGTTTGGTTGCACGTGATATGATTGCGGCACAATTAGGTAACATTACGACAAACATAAACACAGGAATAAGTGCAGCATCGATGTTAGAAGATACAGACGTAACAAATATATCTGTTGTTAATGAGGTAATTTTAACAAAAGATATTGTTTATAATGGTGCTGAAATTATTTTATACAATAATCTAATAAGAAACATTGAAAGCGGGCAATATTCTTCGATATTTGTATTTAATGATATAAATTTTACAAATATGGTTAGTGGGGAAACATACAAATTTACAGATATTAATGGCAATTATTATATATTTTATTATCAAGGCGAGACAGAGATTACATATTCACAACTTCTGCAAAATATTTTAAATGGTGTTTATGAATTTTGGTCTGAAAACAACACAACGCCTAAAAAGGTTTATGTAGAGAATGGTGAAAATATTAGATTGTTTTATAATAATTCAATATTAGAATTTCAATATCAAGGTAATACAGGACAAATAAATGGACAGGATTTAATTGATTTAGCAACAAGTCCAACGGCAGCCAAAATACCATTTTTAAATTCTGATTATCAATTAGAGATAGTTAATGGAACAAATATTGACTTAACCTTGCCAAATGGCTCAAATTATAGATTTAGGTTTTTTGACAACACTCAACTTGTTGGCGCAATAATAAATATTAATTATGCTGCTTTAATGTATAATATTCAGGGCGGAGTTTATACAAAATTGCCTGATTTTGACAGTAATTTTCCCATTGCGCTTGAATTGGGAAAAACACGCTTAATAGATATAAATGGACAGGTTTATACCTTTATGTTTGAGGGATTATCGCCTATTAATTATTCAACATTAATTAAAAATATTTTAAGCGGTATGTATAAATTAATTGAGCCGCAAACGAAGTATGCAGGAATATATGTTTATGGCTCAAATGATTGTATGAAGTGGGTGTTGTTGGGCAGGAACGAAAAAACAGGCACATTTAGAGATTTAGGTTGTTTTGTAGAACGTACCGACTGCAAATATTTTAAAGTATTATTTTTTGGAAACTTGTCGCATAACAGCACTATTGACTACATAGAGTTTTCTGTTAATAGCAGGTTGTTGGGCAATAAAATAAGATAAAATTATGGTAAAGAAAAAACAAATTCCAAACCCGAACGGGAGACCAAAAGGCGTTCCGAACAAGATTACAGCAGATGTAAAGGAGCGTGCAAGAGAGGTAATTCATATTTTGTTTTCAAAATATGATTACGATAATATGACAAACGTAGAAAGAAACGAACTTGTGAAAATATTAATGCCTTTTGTCTGTACCAAAGAGGAAAAGTTGGTTATTGACGAGAATATATCGGCATTAGACAAGTTAAGGCACGATTTGATTGGTTAAAAAAAGCGGCAGGGAAATTTAATCGCCTGCCGCTTTTTTTTGTCTTATGTTATTTTTCATTTCTCTTATAAACCTGTTTAAAACGGAAACTCTGATACACATCTATTCCAAAACTCCTTACCATTTATTGTTGGCATATAATTGCAAAAAAAATCTTTTGTTTCTTTTTCCATAATTGGAATAGCCTCAAAAAATGTGTCATAAAAAGTAAGGTGGTCATTTGATAAACAACTTCTATACCTATTCATTATTGCCGAAAAAACATCTTTTGGGTGTAAATGACAACGACACATCGTCATACAATTTCCAATAAATTTTGGGTAACGTGTCATCTGTTGAAATGTTTCGTAACTTTCTTTGTAATAGGTGTAAAATACTTCATCAACAAGAATTGTAAAGAATAAGGCAACGCCAAAGTTCATTTTATCCTGTTTAGTTGTCAGAAAATTCAAATGATTGTGTCTGTTTGTCAGTCTTTCGTATTGAATGGAAAAAAGTTGTTTGTTCTCTCTATCTTCGTGAAATCTGCTTTCATCAGGAATTGTCATAAAAAATTTCTGAATGTCAGTTCTAAATCGTTCTTTATAATATTTTTCAAAGTCCATATGCTTTAAATTATATATTAAATTTCTGCAAAGGTAGTAAAATTTTTTTAAAAATTAATTGTTAATATTTTTGTTTATTTGGTTAATAATGTATTCTAAAAGATAATTCCACGATTCATTAACTGTTAAATTTCCTATGTTTGACATTAAAAAATCTACTGCGTGAAGTGCCTCGTGTGCAATAATGCCCTGACTTGGCTCTTTTGAAAACCTGATTATTGTTGCACCACCTTGAAACATCACTGTTCTTGCCACTGACGGCTCAAATACAACATCAATTTCCGAATGTAAATCATCTGGCAATTTATCTTTTAAGATTTTTCTTACACAATTATCGCTTTCGCATACAGAAACAAGCAAATTAAAGGGGTATATTGTGTAGTCAATAGTAAAGTGTTTTGGTTTCATTGGTTAATAATTGGTTGTTGTTTGTAATATACAATATTTTGTTTTTGTTCTGTATTTATTAATTGCGGTGCGGGCAGTTTTTGATAACAAACCCAAATACCGATTGCTCGTGTGATGTGTCTGTCGTCTCTGCAACCATCAACGGCTTCTAATTTTCCGTTTTCTTTTTGTTCAAAAGTATTAAGTTCGTTTAATGCCTCTTCGCTGCGTTCAATATATTTACATTGTGCTAATGCCCATTGTTGATGAGAGCAGACAGTATGTTTTGATGTTTGCGAGGTGCGGAAGCCCCATTTTACAGGCACACCCTCTCGTATCTGTTCTGCGGGTGTGTCGCAATATAAGTTACTGTAACTGTCTTTTATTTCATCAAAGACGGCATCAAGCATATAATCGGAATTTCCCTCGTTGTGTTTTGTGTTGCTTTCTACAACAAGATGAGCGTTATGATAGAGTTTAGATAATTGCGCTGCTTTCCAAATTAGTTCCCTAATCAGTACCTTTCCGCACCATTCGGCTACTATTTCTGGTATTCCGTTTTCGTGCTGCCAATATCTATCAATTACACAAATAATTCCGTTGTCGGCACTTTCGGAAAGTCCTTTGTTTATATCTACCACAACAACATATCTATTGCCCGACATTTTTATTGTGTCTGGCTTTTTCCACACACTTAAATTGCCTCTTTTTGTTTCTACAATACGGACATTTTCCAACGCTTTTTTTGTAAAAATATCATCGCCTGCAATATCACCCACAAAGGCAGGCGGTTTTATAAATTTGCGCATTTGTTCAACGTGTTCTATTGGGTAGTAACGCCGTCCTGTTGTCTGAAACGCCTCTGTGTCTGTACTTGGGAACTCTGACATAAACCGCCATTCGTCTGAATATTCTATTTTCTTTTGTCTGTACCAATTAATTGCTTCTAATGTTGCGCCGTTTTGGAATAATATTTTTTCATATTCATTTATTGTTTTGAGAAAACCCTCGTAGTCGTCTATCGGTATTTGGTAATGGTCTATTTCGTACCAAAAAATAAATATCGGTACAAAGCCGTTGTCGCCGTTTTTTGTTCTTATATATTCTCTGTGGAAGTAGTTGCCGACACCTTTTGCGGTGCTTTCATATACTATCATTGTTTCGGGCTTTTTCGGAATACCTGATATAATTGCCTGTATCATATCTTCGGGCTTTTTACCTTTTGTTGCTTTCCAAAGCCCGACTTCTGAAAGCAGCGCCATTGCAATATCATCGCCGCCACGCACTCCTTCGGGTCTTTCAAAACTGCCTGTCGTTATCTTTGTGCCTCGTGCTTTGTGGTATCTTGTTTTTTGCGAGTGCTGATATGGTAAAAGCTTAGGCAGTTCGTTTAGTCCTGCGAGGGTATAAGGGTATTTTTCGTATATCTTTGCCGTCATTCCCCTGATAGATTGCGCAGTTGTCTCTACGTGAGAGCAAATAACGGAGTTCCATTGTTTTTTACGGACAAGTTGAAACCAATTTATTATTTCATTTATAACAGTAGAACTGCCGAGCCGTCTGCATTTTAAGATAAAAAAGCGAATAGGCAGTTTTTCGTCTAAACATCTGTATAACTCTTTTATGATGCGTCTTTGTCCTCTGTTTGCGACAAACTGTATATCTCTGTCCGTTTCATACTCTTTTATTGCGGTGCAAAGGTAAGCCCAAAACTCAAAATCGTAATAAAAGCGTACTTGATAAAAGAGTGTTGTAACGAGAGTAATATTTTGTTCTGTATATTGAATATTGTTGTTTTTAAAATATTTTTTTAATGTACCTGCTTTTTTTAGTTCTTTTGCCAATTTATTTTCGTCAAGCATTTTGTTTGGTAGCCACATAACAGGCAATTTTGGGAAGTCCTTAATTTTTATTTTTGTTCTGCCGCAGCCATCCACCCCCTCTCCTGTGAAAGCATTGTAGGGAGCGGAATTTTCTTTTAGCCGTTTTTGGTTTTCGGCAATTATGGTGGTATGGTTGGAAAAATCAAGCATTTTTAATTTTTTTAGGTTTAGAATTTGCTTCTATTAAAGCAAAATTTTTAATCCATTTAATTTTTTCTTTTTCTTTTTGTTCCAAATAGGATCTTATTTCGGGCGAAGGTTTTAATCTTATATAAAATAATTCCCGCTCGCCTGTTTTTGAATTAATAATCTCTACACGACCCTTATGTAGCATAGATTTTGGGCTAACTATAACCCCACCACCAATTATTGTTCCTTCAATAATATGGGTTTTACTTATTCTTTTATACTCCATTTTTAATTTTAGATTTAGTGATTAAACAAATTATTAAATATGTGATTGTTCCCAAAAAGAATGAGAATATATGCAGTTTAATATTTGCACTTATATTGAAAAAGTAACATATAATATTCAGTGTTAATACTATTGCTGTAATTATCAAAAGGCGAATGTTAAAATGTGAAACTATAATAATTCCCCAAAGGAAAAATACTATGCCCGAAAGTCCGATTGTGGCGATTGGCAGTTCTGTTCCAAAGGTGGCAATGATATTTATAAAGAATGAAAGGAAAAAAGTTATTACCTCTGCCTTTGTTTTGAGAAGTTTATATGCAATAAGATAAAATGAATAGATATTTATTGCGATATGTATAAAATTTGTGTGCAGGAAAGCGTAAAAAAAGCGATATAAAATGTTATATTGTGTTTTGCTGTACCCAAATTGTGTTAAGTCAAGCCCATTTAAAGACAAAGAAAACATAAGAATGCAAGCGGCAATAACGCACCATATTACTGTATTTTTGTATTTGTTAATCATATTTTTATTGTTCTGTATGTAAAAAATAAACTTTACAGCGGTTAGACAATCGGTAGTCGGCAATATCATATCCCTTGCCACGTAATAAACTTATTGCTTTTCTGCTGTCGTTGAAACCACAACGCTGATTTAGTTGGTATGCAGTTGCTTTTTCGCCGTTTTTAAGAACAGATAATACTCTGTTAATGTATTTTCCTTCCATAATATTAATTTTTTTTAAGTATTTTTTTTAATGTTCGTAATGAAATAAAAAATTCAGGTGCGGGAGAATTTACCACCTGAAAAAACAAGTCCGCTTTTTTAATTTTTGGGTTTTCGGACAAAATTTTAAGATATTGATTTGTTAGTGAGTTTTGCAGCCGTTTTTTTATTTCCGACTGTCTGTAATTATCTGACTTTGGCTTTTTTGCTGTGAATGGCTTTGATTTTATTTGAGCAAATATAATTTGTTGTGCCTGCCTTTCGGTAAGATAATATTTTGGTGCTTGATAGCACCGAAGCGTAATTTGATTTTTGGGTATGTAGTTTCCAAAAATCTGTTTTAAAACAGTATTGCGTTCTTGTATCAGTTCCATAATTTTAATTATAGAATATTACAAGTGGCGATATTGTAATAAAATTTGCACAAAATTAGTAATTATTATGTTACCAAAAGCCACAAATGAAAGATTTTTTACCTTTTGCCACTAAAAAGCATTTTTTTTACCAAAAGCCACAAAGAAATATTGTGTTATGTATTACTTTTGAACAATTTTAATTATTAAATATAAATAATATGAAACCAGAAGAGAAAACGGATGCGGTTGTTGAAGAGACCGCTGCTGCAACAGAGCAGTCGGAACAGGACGCTCCTACTCGTTCATACAGAGAAAAGGTGCTTGCGGGTTTTCGCAGCCGTAATCCCGAAGTAGATATTGCCGATGATGTTGATGACGAAACATTATACAGGCATTTGGGGGAAGGTTACAAAGGGCTTGAAAATAAGCACAAAGAACTTGAAGGGTGGCGAGATAAAAACGTCAGGGACAGTGCGATGTTGTTAGATATTTTTGCTGCCAAACCCGAACTTGTGCAGGAATTTGGTTTAGACGATGAAGATTTGATAAAAACACTTCAATCGAGAGCCGAACAACTCAAAGAGAACGAAAAACTGCAAGCGGACTTTGACGCAAACTTAAAGAAGTCGCTTGAAGATAATGTACAGACGGCATTTACAGAGTTAGAGGCGACAGACGAGGAAAAACAATCTGCCTTTGATTTTGTGGCAAATATTTTAAGTGGTAATATTTCGGCAGAGATGATTACCAACTATATTAATGGCTTGCGGCACGAGGAAGAGGTTGCTGCCGCAGAACAAAAGGGCGAGACACGTGGTCGCAATGAAAAAATTGTTGAGGAGATTAACAAATCGCAGCAACAAAAACCTGTTTTGCCGCAGACAGCGCCGAGCGCAGAACAACTAAATAAGGTTGCGCCACAAACCGCTTCTTTAACAAGAGTAAAATATTAACGTTTAATAAAAAATAAAAAGATGAAAAAAAATGTTTTATTGACAATTGGACTGACAGTTATTTCAATTGTAGTTGCCGCCTTGTCTGGCGGTGTGTATGCTATGGCTATTGTTGGTATTGATATAGACAACCCAGCAACTACGCAAGATGCAGACGAAGACAGTATGATTTTAGACATTGATGTCAAAAAAGTTATTACTGATGTTGGGCGAAAACAATTTTTGCTCACAACATTTTTAGACCATTTAGGGCTACACGATACTGTGAGTTCTGAAAAGGTTGTTGGTTATATGGTTGGCGAGGAAGACATGGAAGATACCATAAACACAGACATTCCCGCAGACAATTTAACCAATGGAATTTTATCATCCTCGATAGAGTTGGCAAACCCTGCTATGTGGAGTGAAAAAGATGTTATGTTGTTTCCGCCGTCAATTGAAGGTGCAAACGGCGAGGCACTTATGGGATGGGTAGAGACCAAGGTTGGTAATACCATTTCTGTTCGTGCGGTCAATCCTGTTAAAACAGGCACAACCGAGAGTATTCCTTTAATTCCCGCAGGAACAAAAGTGTTCCGAACAGGCAAGGCAATGAACGCTATTGATGCAAAAAGCAAGGGCAGTGTTTTAGCCCCTGTGCCAAACGAAAACTATGTACAATTGTTTATGAAAACAATTGAAATAGAAGAGCGTTTATTGCTGCACAAAAAGAAAGCGGATTGGGATTTAAAACGTATTGTAGAAAATCGTTTGCGTGAGTTTAAAAAAGAACAGGAATTAGCAATGCTGCTTCCACAAACAGCAAATATGCGTAATGATAGTAACGGCAAAAGGTTTTATACTACTGCGGGAGCGTACTCTTTGGCAAAAAATTATTATTCCTTATCATCGTGGAATAACCAAAACTACATCAATATGTGCCGACATATTTTTGAGAATAGTGGTTATGGTTCTGGTGAAAAAGTGTTGTTTTGTGGAAACATATTTAGGGCTAATTTGGCTTCTAATGTTGATGCGTACAGCAAAAATTTTAATCAAACAAACACAGAGGTTGATTTGGGTATAAAAGTTAAAAAGATTGAGACAGATTTTGGTTACTTAATGCCAAAAACACACCCTCTTTTGACAGGAATATATGCAAATACCGCTATTGCTATTGACCTTGAATATGCCCGCAAATGTATATTTAATGGTGAGCAGTTTAAGGTTGAAACTCAAAATGCTCGTGCAACGGGCGAAGGTAGATTTATTCGCAAAACAATCTCCGAAACATCTTGTTTAATGTTTGACGACCCATACGCACACGCAGTAATTTATGGTGTATGATTATACTATAAGCGTGTGGTTTGGTTTTCTCTTTTCATAATTCTCCACACGCTTATTTTTTTATAACTAATAATAATATATAATATGGGAACAAAAAAATATGTTTTAAAAAATGGACACAAATATGGTACATTGTTAGAGATTGACAATAAACATATACCTGTTACATTTGTTTCGGGAATGCGTTCTGGACAAAATGGTTTTTTAATGACTTCTGATGAAAAAATTCAGTCGGCTTTGGAAAAACACCCCGATTTTCAAATTAAGTTTGTTTTAGAGCAGGGGCAGCCCGCTTTTATACCCGCAGCGGCTGCTGTTACTGATGTTCCTGTGATTACAACGACACAAGAGGCGATTGATTTTCTTGTAAAAAATCACGGAGCAAAAGAGGAAGAGTTGAAAAGCAAAAAAGCGATTGTTGCTTTTGCAGAGAGCAAAGGAATAGGTTTTAGTAATTTAAAGTAATTAAATTATTATGACACGGCAAGAAATCATAAGGGCTGTACAGGTGAAGTTAGAGGAGTTTTCAAATTTTGAAAACGCTAACTTTGTTTTGCCTGCCGATGATATAAAAAAGCCGATAGAAACCTATATTGATAACACGATTAATGAGGCAAGCGATGAGGTACTTCTGATGTTACCTTTGTGGCTTGCCTCTATTGTTCGTGTTCAGATAACGCCTGCCTTTCAAATAGTTGATGATAATGGCGGTTTTATAATGATTGTAAAATTGCCAAAGAATTTTTTGAGAATGGTAAGCGTAAAACTTAAATCGTGGCAGCGTGAATGTAATGACGGAATAAATATTATTTCGCATACGCACCCTGATTATAAGTTGCAAAAAAACCCTTTTACAAGGGGAAAAAGCGTAAAGCCCGTTGCGGTAGTAAATAAAAATCATTTAGAGTTATATTCTGCTGCGGACACAATGGATTATATTGAGAGTTTTTGGTATATACCGAGAACTTTGGCAGAATATATGCCAAACAGGTTGGTTGAATATGTTATTATGCAGGCGGCGATAAAGATTTTAGGAATTTTTGGCGATGTGAATGGACAAAAGATTTTACAGGAGCAATTAGTAACAAGAATAAGTTTAGAAAGAAAATGAGTTGTGGAAATAAAAATATTAAGATAATGCACGTTTGGTTTCCGATAAAAGACGTTGTTAGAGAGGTTTATAAACGGACATCTTATATGGGCAAAACACGTTTTTCGCCAGACGGACAACAGCGACTTTCCGATATAATAGAATTGACACAAGATGATGAAGAAATTTTTGACAGTTATATAAAAAATGCAATGAACGTTGTTTTTGATAGGTTGCAGTGTTTTACACAAAATATTTCTGTTGAGGCATATAGATTTGATGAAACGGCAGTAGAAATAACAACACTGCAAGACAACACAATAAAAAAAGGACAATTAATTAAGTATAATGATAAATATTATATTGCAATAAACCCTGATGGTGAGGATGAAAATAACAAAGCGGATTTTATGCCGCTGCCAAATAATTTTAGTGAAAATTCAGTACATTTTATAATAGAGCGACCAGATTGGGCTTCGGAGCAGGTAAGGTATCAGATTGATAACACAACTTTTGAGATAATAATAAATCATATAATTGGAAGTTGGTTGTTGGAAGTATTTCCGAGTGAGGCAGCGGTAAAGTTATCTTTGGCAGAAAAGGAACTGACGACACTAACGGGACAATTAAACAGACACACAAAGAAATTAAAACTGCCAATACGCAGATATGGAATTTGAAAATAAATAAAAATAATATATTATGTTTAAGATTAACAAAATAAGTGATAAGGTAATAGAGTTTGTTACCACAAATGCACAAGGCAAGGTTATTAGCACTTCCCGCAAGTTTGCGAACTTTAACCTTGATGTTGTTGATAGAGAGGGTGATTTACAGGTTTCTTTATCAAATGGTTTTAATACCATTTCAATACCTGCCAAAGAGTTGATTATTGATGGTGCTGCTGCGCCTTTGAGTGTTGCGGCATTGACGGCAGCGTTGGAATTTATTGGCTCTTTTAAGTCGGGCGGCGGTGGCGTAAGTCCCGAAATTTTGGCTACTCCTGTTATTATGGCAGCGGATAGCGAGAGGTTTAAGATTGTGCAAATTGTTGTAACTAATTTTGGTATGTTACAACCTGTTATTGGTCAAGTTGTTCATTTAGAGAATGGGGTTACTTTTACAATTTCTACTTTGGTACTTGGAGATCCGCAAAAATTTCCTACAACAGATATTTTTAATACAGATGTTGCAGGCGAGGGTATCCCTGATGCTAATGGAAAAGGTTTAACAGCGACAGTAAAAACGGTTTATGCTGCTGGAAATATTATAACACTTGGAGAACTCGGTAATACTCATATAACCGACCCTATTGTACAGAGAAGTTATGTAGATAAAGCAATTAATGATGTGGTACGTCCCGAAAATTTGGTTTATGATGTTACAAGAATGCTCACTTTGTCCGACAATAATGTAGATATTATTGCTCATTTATATAAGAGGTTTAACAGCAATGGAAAAGAACTTATAAAAATTAGCGGTAATAATGGTCTTACTTCGGGTTTAAATCTTACAATTACTCCTGCTTTTCAGTTTGGAGCAAATTATAGTGAATGGAAAGTGGAGAGGACAACTGAAAATGGAAGTACATTTGTTGATAATGCAATACAGATAATTGGCGAAACAACTTCTGCTCAATCTCAAATATTAATTCCTGCAACTTGTAAAAGATATAGTTTTGATTATTTTGTAGGAGCAAATGACACAGGAATTATAGCAAGTTATTACATTGATACTGTAAATGTCTATCATCCTTTTGAATTAAGTAATACCACATTAGCAAATTTGTCTAATAATCAGGGAACTACAACTGGAGATGTAACAATTAATGGTATTGTTGTAAAAAAACTTGATATAAAACACATAACTTTTGGGAGTAGTTATAATGCAGCAACAATTATACCTGCAAGTTTTCTTTATAATGTAGCAAACTTATCCTCTATCAATTTAATTGGTTTAAAAAATATTGTTAATATTCAAGGGGAAATACTTATGAACACAGCAATACAGGTATTAGATTTATCAAATTTTAGAAATCTTAATGGGACATTTAGTGTATTTCAAAATCCTTCATTTAATATTGTTTCCTTGAAAAAAATTATTATAGGAGATATTGATTGGACAAGCATAGTTGTAGATGCAAATTCATTTTCAAAAGTGCCAAATACTTCCGATAGAATTATAGAGGGGAAATCATTGAATTTGATAAATATTTTTAAAAGTAAATTTCCGAATGTAAGTGGATATACAGCGGTAGTTGTTTAAAAATTTTTATAAATAGTATTTATGGTAAAATTAGATAAAGTATTAGAATTATTGTTTAAAGACAGTTGGTTTATGGTTCTTTGTTTCGTGTTAATGATGCTTGCAATCGGCATTGATTTGATTGTTGGCATTCAAAAAGCAAAGAAAAATAATTTAATCAGAATATCTGAAAAATATCGCCAGACAACGCAAAAATTTATCTTGTACTTTGGCAGTATGGCAATGGCGGTGTTTGCTGATATGATAACAACTTATTATATTATTTCTTATCATAATTTTATACCAGATTTGCCCTATTTTCTCGGTGTAGTAACTTTTTGGCAAATTTACACGGAATTTAAAAGCATTAGAGAAAGCGCAGATGACAAATTGCAAAAAGCAACAAACAGAAGCGCAAAAGATTTATTGGAATTTTTAAAATCAGTCAAAGAAAAAGAAGTTTTGGAATATTTAGAAAAAATTAATAAAAATGACAATAATAATTAATATTTATGAAAACAACAGAAAAAGGAATTAACCTTATAAAAGAGTTTGAGGGCGTAAAATTAACCGCATATCTTTGTCCTGCGGGAGTTTGGACTATCGGTTACGGGCATACTGCAAACGTAAAAAAGGGCAATAAAATTGACATCGTGCAGGCAGATATTTTTTTAGCAGAAGATATTGTGCCGATAGAAAAATTTTTAAATGCAAAAAAATTAAATATCAATCAAA